ATGCTGGGTCCTTGAGAAATATAACTGTCCCTGCGTCGAGCATGCAAGGGAAGACGGTATCTCTCTCGGGTGACGATTATTGCGCCCTCATGGGCGCGTATCTCGCCGAGGGCAACGTTCGGAGCGCTGGCGGGATAGAAATTGCTCAGAAAGAGACCTCGAAGGGCTTCGCGCCCTATGCTGCGCTTGCGGCAAGAGTGCTCGGGGGGCCCGCGCAGCACACCGGGCGAGCTTTTGTCTTCGCACGCTGCGGCATGACCGAGCATTTCCGTCAGTTCGGGCTTGCGCACGAGAAGTTCATTCCCGACGAAATCATGAACGCACCCAAGCATCAGATCAAATTGTTCTGGGACTATTATGTTCTCGGTGATGGTTCGTTCGCTGTGCGCAAAAATGTCAGCGGTCGCGGTCGCGTCGGCCAGCCCGGCGTAAGAGTTACGACCGTCAGTGAACGCATGGCAGGGCAACTTGTGGAGCTGGCGCAAAAACTCGGATGGTCAGCGTCCGTCTACAAGCGTGTGAGTAAAGGCAAGCAATGGATTGTCGGCAATCTCTGCAACGTCAGAGACTGTTATTCTGTGAGAGTGCGATATTCGAAGGCCATGGGCTTCAAGATCAAGCCGACGCCTTACGAGGGGACGGTGCACTGCGTGTCTGTGCCGAACGGAATCGTTTACGTCCGCAGGAACGGTAAGCCCGCTTGGTGCGGCAATTCGCCCGTCGAGCAGATTGTCACCGAGATCATCTCCGGCATCTCGCGCGCGCAGTATCAGGCCCTCTTCTGGAAAGAGGGCACGATGCCGGAAATGATAATGACGGTTCCCGAAGGGTGGAACCCTCAGCAGCTTGCGCAATGGCAAGCGATGTTCGACGCTCTGATGGCCGGCAACCAAGCCACCAAGTCGCGCATCCGTTTCGTCCCTGATGGCATGAAGCCATTCGACATCAAGAACGCCAACGGCGAAGGCCTCAAGGCCGACATCGACGAGTGGCTGACGCGCATCGTCTGCTTTGCCTATTCCGTGTCGCCGACGCCGTTCATTCGAGCCGTCAATCGCGCCACGGCAGAGAGCGCACAGGAGGCTTCGGAAGAGGAAGGCCTGCATCCGACGCTGGACTGGTTCCGCCAAGAGATTATGAACCCGCTGATCCAAGAGGACATCGGGTTCGGCTACGACGACCTCGAATTCAAATATCAGCAAGAGCCGGACGTCAATCCGCTGATCCAGATGCAGGTGATCACCGGGTTTACTAAGGAAGGCGTTCTCACCCGCAACGAGGGCCGCGACCAGCTCGGGCTCGAGGCGCTCGAAGGCGGCGACGAGCTGACGGTCGACACGGTCAACGGGCCCGTCCCGATCGCAGAGACGATCGAAGCCAACCGGCAGAAGGCGCTCGCCGTCCCTGACCAGCTCTCCGCGGCTCACGCCGCCGCGACCACGCCGCCCCCGGCTCCTCCCGCAAAGCCGCCGGGGGTCGGCAAGGCCGCCACGACCTTTCTCGGGCGGGAAGTTGCTACCGCCGGTGGCGCATCCGCGCAACACGACCAACGATGCTACTGTAACGATTGCCTCGTCGTGGGCGGTGGCGCTTTCTCGCCAAAGTTCGCGGGTCGCAAAGCGTTTGCGGGCTATCCAGTCGGGTAAGGCCTCCTCGGCCGAGGACGACAATAGGATCGTCGAGGATGCGCTCGACGCATTGGGCGATAGCCTGACCGACGAAGAAGCGTACGCGGTGCGAGAGGCGCTCGCCAACTACAGCGCGGTCTCAGGCAACGCAGGGTACTCGCAAGTGCACGTCGCGATCGGCGGCGAGATCGGACCCGAGCAGGATACGATCTTCAACCAGATCAACGCGCGCGCCGCGACATGGGCGACGAGACGGGTGGCGGACCTGGTGTCGGGCGTCGACGAGACTACCCGCGACGCCGTGCGTAAGGCGGTGTCGGAAGGCTTGGCGACCGGCCGAACAGCGGTGCAGATCGCCGGCGACATCGAAGGCATCGGCGACGCCGACGGCTTGCCGGCCTTCGGGTCCGCACGTGCGGCGCTGATAGCCAACACCGAGATTGCCAACGCCAACAGCGAGGGCGCGCTCGCGGGCTATCGGGCGATACGCGGCAACGGCGTCCAGGTTCGCAAAGTGTGGTTGGTCGCGCCCGGCGAGCGTGTGTGCGAGATTTGCGACGAAAATGCAGCCCAAGGCCCGCTGGACCTCGACGTGAATTTTGTAGGCGGCGTTTCTGCGCCGACGCAGCATCCGCGCTGCCGTTGTGCAGTTTCGCCGCACGTTACCTTCTGAAGAAAGGAAATCCATCATGGTCACAATGCAAGCGCCGGCCAACTCCGGCCTCGGCGGCGTCATCACCGGCATGCCGTCAGGCACGACATATCAGTCCAACTCGCTCGGCATCATTACGGGCGTGCAGTTGCAGGACGTCTCCGCGCTGCTCAGCCAAGGCTACGGCATGGTGGTCAGCAGCGGGCCGGAAAACTTCCGCAACCTGCTCGACGGCGGCGACGCCACCACCAACCCGTGGCAGCGCGGAACGTCGTTCTCCAACATCACGGGGACGCTGACTTACACCGCCGATCGTTGGTTCATGCAGGGCGCCGCAAATTCCTCGGGCACGATGGCGAAGACCGCGAGCACCTCGCAGACCACGTTCAACCAATCCTTCGTCTGGGGTCGCTCGCTCAGCGCCACCGCGTCGAACACGGTCTATCTCGGCCAAGCGCTCGAAACGCTCAATTCGGTCCGCTGTCAGAACGAGAACCTGACGCTGTCTTTCTGGGCTTCGGCGCAATCGGGTTGGCTGAGCCCGACGACGGGCGTCAACGCGCTCGGCGTGCAAATCTGCTACGGCACAGGCACGGATCAAAGCGCATCATCGCTGGTCGCCGGGACTTGGACCGGCTTTGGCAACGCGGTCTCGACCACGCAGGCCCTGACGAGCACGCTCACCCGCTACAATTTCACCGGCGCGATTCCATCGAGCGTGACGCAAGTCGGCGTCCTATTCTCCTACACGCCCGCAGCCTCGGCGCTCGCCAACGAGACGATCACCATGGAAGGTATCCAACTCGAGGTGGTCAAACCCGGACTGGGGTCGCCGACGGCGTTCGAGCATCGTCGCGTCGGCACGGAATTGGAGCTGTGCCAGCGTTACTACTACCAGCTCAACGAGGCGGCGACGGGCGCCGTCGTCGCGGCGGGCTATGCCGGACCAACCAATTCAGCCGTATTCGCGCTGCCATTGCCGGTTCCGATGCGCGCGCCCCCAACGGTTTCCGCGACGGTTGGCGGGTTCGGCGCCGGCGTGCTCGGCGTCTACACGCCCGTGACGTCGTTCGCCGCCAACACGACGCAGAATACCAACGCGATCACGGTGCACGGCCAAGTCGCAATCAGCTCGGGCAACGCGGCGTTCCTCATCAGCTCCGGCGGCGCGGGCGTCATCACCGCGAGTGCGGACCTCTGAGAGACGCATACTTACGCGCATAGTTCGGGAGGCAAAATGTCGCGACGCGTCATGTTCGCTGTCACCTGCTATTCAGGCAAGCTCGACCACACGCTCGTCATGGCGTTGATGGGCAGCGCGGCCGAGTGCGCCGCGCTTGGTTGGGAGATATCGGTCGTCATGCGCTGCGGCGATTCGATGGTAACCCGCGCCCGCAATGTGCTGGCGACGACGTTCCTTGAGTCCACCTTCACCGATATGATCATGGTCGACGACGACGTCGCCTGGCAGCAGGGCGCAATCACGCGGCTCGTCAGCCATGACGTCGATGTCGTGGCCGGCGCTTATCCCGCGCGCGGCGACAACATCAACCCGCCGTTCGTGCTCAAGCCGATCGGGAACGAGCTCACGTTCGAGCCTGCGTCGGGCCTGATGGAAGTCGAGGGCGTTCCCGCCGGCTTCCTTCGCATCAACCGCCGCGCGATCGAGAGCATCGCCGCCGCGCGCAAGGATCGCTGGTACGAGGACATGACAGCGCCGGGCATGAAGATCATCGACTTCTTCGATTTTGATTTGGTCGCCGAGCAGCATCAATATTTCTCGGAGGATTACACCTTCTGCCGGCGCTGGCGCGACCTCGGTGGCAAGGTGTGGGTCGATCCGGAGTTGATGCTGCATCACACGGGGACGAAGACTTTCAGCGGCAAGTTCGGGGATTGGCTAAGGTCGCAAGACGGGAAGCTGATCAACGTCAGTGCTCCGGGATGGTCGCCGGATCGGCCGCTCGGCGGGACTGAGCTGATGGTCGAGGGCCTGAAGGCGAGGCTGGGCGACGAGCTCGACCGGGTGCAGTTGCACGTCAACTATCCAACCGCGACTGCGCGAAGCGTTGTCACGTTTAGTGCGAACAAGCCCCAGATTTGCTGGATTCACTGCGACATCGACCAGGAAGCGGCGCAGTGGCTCGTCCGCCGCGACAACCCCCTGCATCCGCTGCGGGATGTGATGGACTATTTCGTCTTCGTCAGCCAATGGCAGCGCGACCGGTATATAGCCGCGTTCGACGTCGATCCGGCCAAATGCCGCGTGCTGCGCAACGCGACCGAGGTGGACCTCTCGCCGTTGCCGCCGCGCACTGGCCCGGTGAAGCTGGCGTACACCTCGACGCCGTTCCGCGGGCTCGACGTGCTGCTCGCGGCCTGGGAGATCGCCAAACTGCCGCCCGGCACGGCCGAACTGCACATCTGGTCGTCGATGCGGCTTTACGGCCCCGACCAAGCCGAGGCGGACCGGAAGTTCGAAACACTGTACAATAGGGCGAGGTCGCTGCCGGGCGTGTTTTTCCACGGCGTCGAGCCGAACGACGTCGTACGCGCCGCGCTGCGCGGTATCGACATTCTGGCGTATCCCTGCACGTTCGCCGAGACGTCGTGCATTTCGGTGATCGAAGCGCTGGCGGCGGGGTGTCACGTCATTTGCCCGCGCTACGGCGCGCTTGAGGAGACCTGCGGCGGCTTGGCGACGCTGTACGAGCCCTCGAACGATCCGATGACACATGCGCGCGGCTTCGCCTTTGCAGTGAAGAGTGAGATCAAGCACGTCCGGACGCGCAACTTCGATGAGCAGCGCGCATGGGCGCACGCTCGCTACGACTGGACTACCCGCGCCGATGAATGGCGCGCGTTGATCGACGAGGCATGCGCCGCGCGGGCTCTGCCGAAGGCGGCCGAGTGAAATCTCTCGAACGCCTAGCCGCCCTCGGCTTCGCGCCGGCCGCGATCCTCGACGTCGGCGCGCACGCCGGCGCCTTCGCCAAGGTCGCGCGCCGGATATTTCCGAAGGCCAGTATCCTCATGATCGAGGCCTTAGCCGAATGCGCGCCCGTCCTGGCTTGGGTGTGCGAGGAAATCGACGCAGCTTTTGTAACGGCGCTCGTCGGGCACTCCGAGCGCGAAATCACGTTTCACGTCGCCGATACCGATGCGCGGCCGTCGCTCAGCAAGACAGGGTCGTCCGTATATCGGGAACGCTCGGACTTCCCGATGGTCGAGCGGCTCATGCAAATGCAGACGCTCGACGAGCTGCTAAAACAGAGGTTCAATCTGGTCAAGCTTGATGTGCAAGGCGCAGAACTAGACGTGCTCGACGGCTACAGCGAGATGAGCGGCGTCGATGCTTTCGTGATTGAAATGTCTCTCGTCGAATATAACGAGGGCGCGCCGCTCATGGGCGACGTCATGAGCTACATGAACGAGCACGGCTTCGCGCTCTTCGACATCGACGAGCAGATGCACCGCGACCAGCGCGGATCGCTGTTGCAAGTCGACGGCGTGTTCCTGCGGTGCGACGCGCGAATTAGGCCACGCGGGCCGTTCTGGTCGTGATTTCCTAACCAAGTCTGTGCGCTTCCGGTTTTGCCCCGCCAGATGAGGGCGTGACGCTGTGCGCCGTTCAACACGCGAGGCTCCTCGTGGATGATTTCAACTTCTTTATGCCGATCAGCAAAGTCGAGACCCAGGCCGACGGCTCGCGGTTGGTCTCTGGCTACGCGTCGACGCCCACGCGAGACCTAGACGGCGAGATCGTCTCGCTTGACGCGATCAAGGGCGCGCTGCCGGGCTATTGGGAGTGGCGAAATATAAGGTCCATGCATCAGCCGATTGCGGTCGGCCGCGCGCAAGAGGCCAACGTCGACAGCGACGGGCTTTTCCTGACGGCGAAGATTGTCGATCCCGCATGCGTCAAGCTGATCGACGAGAAAGTCCTGCAAGGCTTTTCGATCGGCGGCAAGAAGCTCGCGAAGAAGGGCGACGTCATCACCGAACTTGAGCTGATCGAGATCAGCGTCGTCGATCGGCCCGCAAATCCGGACTGCTCGTTCGTCGCCCATGCCGTTGGCAAATCCGCCAGCGCCGGTGTGGCTCTTGTCCAACCAGTTGTTGCACGCGAAACAACAACTGGCGACCTCGTCATCCCCGCGTCCGACGTCGGCCCGCTGCGCAAGTTTTTCACCCGGCTGTTCGGCAAGGGCGGCGACGCGCCTGGCGACGGCGACAAGCCGTACGGCTCGGTCGAATACGCCGATCCGGGCCACCAGAAGGACGGCAAGAAGCGCTATCCAGTCGACACCGAAGACCATATCCGCAGCGCTTGGAACTATATCAACAAGCCCAAGAACGCCGGCAAATATTCGAGCGAGAACCTCGCATCCATCAAGGCGAAGATCGTCGCGGCGTGGAAAAAGAAGATCGACCCGGCTGGACCTCCCGGCGCAGCAACCAAGAAAACGCTGCTCGCCGATCTGAAGAAATACGACGGCAACGAGGTTCTCGACAGCCGCACCGCGCTGCAAGCCATCCAAATCCTGTCCGACCTCCTCGAATGGGAGATGGACGAGGAAGAGGACGAGCCCGAGCAGGTCGCCGCGCTGCGCTCCGCAATCGCGCAGCTCAAGGAATTCGTCGCGTCCGAAATCACGGAAGAACCCGAAGACGGCGATGAGGGCGACGCCGGCGAAAAGGCTGCATCGGCATCGCCCTTCGACCAAATAAAGGAGCATCTCGAAATGGCCGACCTGAACTCAATTCTCGCGCGCTTCAGCGGCGGGAACGTCGACGTCGTCAAGCGCGGGGCCAGCGCGAAGGCGCACATGGCCAAAGCCGCCCATCATCTCGGCAAGGCCATGGAATGCGCCAAAGCCGCGCACGGCCACTTCGGCAAATGCGCCGGCTGCATGATGGATCACATGAAGGCGCAGAAGTCGGGCGCGACTTCCGATCACCTCACGCAAGCCTTGACCCACATGGCGGCGGGCAACGCCAAAATGGAAGAGATGCACGACCACCACGACCTCGCTCAGCACCACATGGGCAAGGCGGCCGGCGCAAGCGGTTCGACCGGCGGGGCGGCGGACGAAAGCTCGGCGCCGGGCCAGAACGTCGGCGGCGAGTCTGGCGACGTCAGCCAAGGGCATCTCACAGAGGGGAGCGTTCCCTTCTACGATCCGACGATGCCCTATCCGGGCAAGGCCGCCGGCGCCGGCTACACCAAGGAAATCGTCGATCAGCTCATCGCCGCAGAGCGTAAGGCTGCGGCGGCGGAGGCAAAGGTGGATGTCTATTCGAAGCTGCCCGCCGGCAACCCCCGCGCCGTGCGCTTCGGCGAGATCAACAAGGCCTTCGCGCCCGGGAGCGGCGCTGGTGATGCCCCCGATGCCGTGGGCGCGCTCTACAAGAACGTGAACATGAACCCGGCCGATCCGGCGCAGGCGACCGACGCGGCGGCGCAGGTCATCATGAACATGCACGCCCACCCGCAGTTGTTCGCCAAGAGCGTGACCGACCCGAGTTTCCGCGGTCGAGCCGGCGCGGGCGCCCGGTAACGCGTCGTTCAACTAATCCCACAATCGCGATCACGCGCAAAGGAGAACTACCGTGGGCTTCGAAATGAAAAATGAGTTCATCAGCGCGTTGCTCGCCGATCAGGATTTTCTGAAGGGCCTGTCGTCGTCGCTCATCGCCGGCCCGAATTCGCTGTTCAAGGCTGACACCGTCAGCACCGCGACCGGCCTCAACTGGTATGACCTGCGCCCCGTCGTGCAGCTGCTCTACCCCTACAAGGAACTGATCCCGCTCATCTCGCGCCTGCCGCGCGTGAGCGGCGCGGGCGGCACCGGGTTTCACTGGAAGCGCATTGTCGGCGTCAACATCGGCAACCTCAGCCTCGGCGTCGGCGAGGGCCAGCGCGCGGCGCGCATCGCCATCAGCGAGCAGGATCAGCAAGGCGTCTACAAGACGCTCGGCCTCGAAAGCTCGGTCACCTTCCAAGCCGGATGGGCGAACGGGCAACTGACGCCTAACAACCGGGCGATCGCGACGCAGTCCACCCTGCGCTCGGTCATGATCGGAGAAGAGCAGACGCTGATTCTCGGCAACGCGACGCAGGCGCTGGCGACGACCCCGACACCCACCCTCACGACCAACACTGGCGCGACAAATGGCACTTGGGGCGCAACGGTGTCTGTCTATGTCATCTGCGTTGCTCTGACCGGCTTCGGGTTGCTGAACTATCAACCGTTCAACGCGTCGACCGGCATCGGCGGTGTACCGGGGCAAGTCACCAAGGTAAACGCGGACGGCTCGACCGACACCTATGGCGGCGGCTCGGCCAAACCGTCGGCCGAGGCGTCCGTCAGCGGCGTGACTACCGCGCAGACCGTCACTGCAGTTGTGACGCCGATCGCAGGCGCCGTAGCCTACGCATGGTATGTCGGGACGACCAGCGGAGCCGAGACGCTCGCGGGCATCACCAGCGTTTCCCGCGCGACCTTCACCAAGCCCGGCGCTTTGGTCCAGCCCGTGACGAATTTGCAGGTCAGTGGTTTGTATCAGGACAATTCCGTCAACGCCTATTTGTTTGACGGCATCATCCCGATGATGACCAACGCCATTTTCGGCTCCGCGCCCGGAACGCCGATGGCCACCAACTCGCAACTGCCTAGCGTCGTCAGCTCGGGTGATACGCTGACGATCACCAACGCCGGCTCGCTCGTCTACACCATGCACAACACGAACACCGGCTTGACGATCTCGGGCACGAACGTCGCCGAATGGGACGTGCTTTTGCAAGGAGCTTACGACCAGTACAAGATCGGCTTCGATCGCATCCTGATGTCGTCTCAAGACATCAGCTACAACGCGGGCGCATTCTTCGCCAGCGGAGCGGCGGCGCAGTTCAAGATCCTGTTCGACGCGGAAAGCGACACCGGCCGCATCACCGCAGGCCGGCGCGTCAACTCGTATCTCAATAAGTTCTTCAACAACTCGCTCGACATCGAAATCCACCCGTATATTCCGGTTGGCACGGTAATATTCTGGTCCGATCGTATTCCCTACGAGCTGTCCGGAATCGCGAATATACTGGAGATGCACGTGCGGCAGGACTACTACGAAGTACAGTGGCCTTGGGCGACTATGCGTCATGAATTCGGGGTTTACGTGGACGAGCTGGCCGCAGGGTTTTTTATGCCGGCTTTTGCGATGATCGTGAATTTGAACTCCGCGGCCGTCAGTCCGAGCTTCTGAATCGATACGGAGGCATCCCATGGGCACATTCGTCAAGGGCGATTTGGTGTCGTCCTCAGGGCGGCGGGCGACGGTTGTCGCGGCCGACGGAGATACCGCTTGGCTGCGGACCAGCAGCGGCGACAACATCTTCGTGTTGGTCTCGACATTGGTTCCGGAGAAACCGATCGGCGAGGATATGCGCGACGCTGAGCCAGCTGATGCGGATGCCGCGATGGGAGTGAACCGTGCGCTTCAAATTTAAGAACGGCAACACGAAGGTCAGCGTCGGCGGTCAGCAATTCGACGCCGACAGCAACGGGGTGCTGACCGTCCCGTCGTCGCTTGCGCCGATCCTGCAAGCGAGCTTCGGAAACGATATCCAGTCGGCGGCGATCAGCGAGCCTACCGAGATCGCCCAGATGAGCCGCGAGGCGTTGATCGAGCTGCTCGTCGAACATGGCCGCAAACAGATGACCAGCGCGACCGTCGAGCAGCTCCGCGCAGCGGCCACCAATGTCATGGGCATGCCGGTCGTCGCCGCGGCCGACGCAAATGGCGAAGGTGACGAATTCGGCGAGATGAGCCGCGAGGAGCTGTTCGAATGGCTGCGCGCCCACGGCGTCCGAGCCCAGCCGGCGCATGGAACCGACAAGCTGCGCGGGATGGCTCGCCGCGCCGCCGCCGCGGAAGGCTCCGCGCCTTCGAATTCCGCCGCCGCTGAGAAGTCCCCCGCCGCGCCGCTGCCGGGCCAGACGCCGGCCGCCGATCCGCTCCCGCCGCAGACGCCGCCGCTTTCGGAGCCAGGGGCTACGTGAGCAGCCCGATTGATCTGACGACGCTGGCGAACGTCAAGGCGTGGCTCGCGATCACGACCACCAACAGCGACGCGCTGCTGTCCAGCCTCATCACGGCCATGTCGCGCACGATCTATTCCAACCTTGGGCGCGCGTCGTTGCTGCCGCGCACGTTCACCGAGCGCTACGACGGCCAAGCCAATCACCGCATGTATTTGCGCAATTGGCCCGTGCTGTCGGTCTCGTCGCTGGTCAATTGGGGCACAACCATTCCGCAAGGGACGCCGCCAGGGCCCAATCAGCCGATCCCGAACGGCTTCATCATTCAGCCGTGGGACGGCACGCCGCCTGGACAACCGCAGGCGATCGATATCTACGGGCAGTACATCTATTTCGGTAATTACGCCTTCAGCCGAGGGCGGCAGAACGTATCGATTGTTTATGAAGCAGGTTATCAGGTCACGGGCGAGGCCTGGACGGTTCCGACGACGCCGTTCCAAGTCACGGCGCTGGCCCAATACGGGCCGTGGTGGAGCGATCAAGGTGTCACCTATGCTGCGACGGGCGTCGCGCTAGTCCCGGTCGCGTCGGGACCGACTGTCGGTCAATACAGCGTGTCGACTGGCCTATACACGTTCTCGGCGGCCGACGCAGGAAAGGGCGTCTTGATTTCTTACGGTTTTCTGCCGCAAGACGTCGTCGAAGTTGCTACAGAATTGGTCGGCGAGCGTTTCAGCTACATGGGCCGCATCGGCTTGACGTCGAAGTCGCTCGGCGGGCAGGAGACCATGGCCTATTCGCAACGGCCGATCCCACCCACGCTGGACCTGATGCTTCAGCCTTTCAGGGCTGTTTATATTCCGCCGTGAATTAAAAACGTTGCGATGCGTTGCGATGCGAAGCGAAGCGCGGCGGCGCGGGGCGTTGCGTTGCGGAGCGACGCGCGGAGCGTTGGGAAAAGGCTAAAACAATCGTTGCGGAGCGGCGCGGAGCGCTGCGAGGCGGAGCGGGGCGGAGCGAAGCGATGCGATGCGCGGCGTTGTCAACTCTTGCCGACGGTGCGCAATCTGGCGCGAATGTCGACGGGTTCCTGTTGTTCTGGCTCTTGAGTGACGAGGCGGTTCGAAGCTGCCTTGGCTGGCGAAGTCAGATCGGAGACGATCCGGTAGCGCGACAGTTTCTCGGTCGCGGATTGCATCTCTTCTCGATCGAGGTTCTGCACGATCGCGATCGCCATTTCATCGCCAGCCCGGCGAGCCCGCCTGCGCAACGCGCCATCGTGGGAGTCTCCGCGCTTGACGATGCCTGAGCCGGAGAGCCGAACAAAGCCAAAGTTTCGGATGGCCTCGATGACGATCCCACACTCCTTGACCGCGATGCGACGCGCTGAGTGGTACGAGCCGCTGGTCGAGGTGATAGCGAACCCGAGCTTACGGCTCGCGTCGGCGAACGAGATTGGCGTGTCGATGCTGGCGCCCTCGAACAGATCGAGGAGTTTTCTTGTTTCGACCGACCGGCTGAAGATTGGGCGCATGGTTCAAGGGCTCCTGGTCTGATGCGGACGTTGCGTTGCGAGGCGGCGCGACGCGGCGCGAAGCGATGCGTTGGGAAAGGGCTAAAACAATCGTTGCGATGCGCCGCGAGGCGCGGCGGTGCGATGCGGTGCGATGCGGTGCGAGGCGTCGGAAAAATGCCAAAACGAATCGTTGCGTTGCGGAGCGATGCGATGCGTTGCGGCGCGCGGCGGCGCGTTGCGGCGCGGGGCGTTGCGGAGCGAGGTGGCACGATGCGATGCGGTGCGATGTCAACTGTCCTTCCAGTCGAAGGCGACTGGCCTAAATCGTCCGTTCCCGGCTGCGCACCCTGTTATCGGGCGCCCCCGGCCGACGCCGGCCAAAATGCCGGCTTGTTCGAAGTACCTCTCGAATACCTCCGTCGACAGCGTGTCGTTGAAAACCCGCATATCCAAGGCGCCCCGCCATGTCGGGATGATCGGGAAATATCGCCATACGCGCGTGCCTGAGCCGCGGCGGCCGTCGGCGTTGCAGTAGAGCGCGATCGATTTCACGTCGTCGATCTTGATGCCGAGAGAAAGGTCGCTCATCGCGGTAACGCCGGTCTTGAACTGAGCGGTCCAAGTCGAGTTGCCTTTGCCTTTGATTTTCTCCTTCAGCACTCCGGCAACTTCGTCTAGGGCCATCTTGAACGAAACGCCAGGAATGAACACGACGCCTCGGTCGTCGACATGAGCCTTCTCACGCCATCGGCGCTTTTCGTGCTCGTCTCTGGATTCGCCTTTCAGGAACGCGTCTTCGATCGGAATGGACGCGGAGTAGGGCGTGATTCCCTCAATCGCGATCGTAACGTCTCTCATCGCAGTCTCCTTCGCGGTCCGGCCGATCAAGCCTGGAGCGCGAGCACAAGGGTCACGTAAAGCGACACCGGCCGCGAAGAAGTTCGGGATTTGGTGTCGCGCTCTCTCAATCGCGTTGATCGCCGCGATAGATCACGATAGGTCAATCAAACAAAGGATGTCAACCAACATGTTCGCCTTTGAAGATCAGCCGGCTTTATGAGCTTCTCCGCCGAAATCGACGCCTACCGCGCGACGGTCAAGGTCGACCAGGTTCCGCTCAAGGTGCTGTTCGCCTTGCGACGGAAGCGCGACGCGTTGCTTCTCGCGCTCGAAGCGAAGGCGAAGGGCTACGCGCCGGTCGGGCCGTCAACCAAGACGCACGTTGGCGGGCAGCTCCGGCGGTCGATCTTCAGCAAGGCGAACGACAGCGACACCCTTGTCGAGGGCGTCGTCGCCACGGGCGCGGACACGCCATACGCCCGCATACAAGAACTCGGCGGGACGGTGCAAATTCCAGAGATCGTCCCGACGAAGGCGCGCGCGCTGGCTTTCGCAGTCGGCGGCAAGACGGTGTTCGCCATGAGGGCCAAGGCGCACAGCGTGACGATCCCGGCACAGCGCTACATGGGCAGAGCCTTCGACGACATGCGCCAAACCATCATTGAGCAAATGACGGCGGCAGCGCGCGACGCGGCCGGCTCTCCCTGAATGTCAGCCACCCGCGAGCAGATCGCGACGGCGGTCTTCAGCCTCGTGTCGGGAGCCTACGCTTTCGGTTACACGTCGCGGCGCCTTCGGCTTTGGGGCGATGATCCGCTCGCAACCCGACCGTCGTTCTACATGACCCAGGGCGAAGCGCAGCCGTACAACTACGGCTCGGGCACGATCTACGGCTCGATCCGGCGGCTGCTGAAGATCAGGCTGTGGTTCTACGCCAACGCGAAAGACCCCACCATCATAGGCGCGACGCAGCTGAACGAGATTTGGGATGCGGTCGACGCTGTGATTTTTCCATCCGGCGGCGATGCCATGACGGGAAAGAACACGCTGGGCGGCCTGGTCGACGACTGCCGCATCGCCAACGTGCCGGTCTTTGATGCTGGGGATTTGGACGGCGACGGGCTGCTGATGATCGACCTAGAGGTAACGATGCCATGACCGATCGCAGCATCTTCATCGCGGTGCCGTGTTATTCCGGCCAGATCGAGTGCACGACGGCCAACAGCCTGATGCGCGCCCGCGACGAGGTCACAGTCCTGGGTTGGCCATGCACCGTCGAATTCCGGCCCCTCGACAGCCTTCTTCCACGAGCGCGCAACGTCATGCTGACGGACTTCGTCAAGTCGGGCATGACCGATCTGGTCTTTTGGGACGCAGACATCAGCGTCCCGCCCGGCGCTTTCTCGCAACTGCTTTCGCACGACGTCGAGTTCGTCGCCGGGGCCTACCGGTGGCGCAAAGACCCGGAAGGCTATGCCATCCAATCGCCCGCGCCGCTGTCTTTGGACGATATCCGGCCGAGCGGCTTGATCGAAGTGCATGGCACGCCGGCTGGCTTCATGCGCATCACTCGCGCTGCGGTCGACCGGATGACCGCGCACTTTCCAGACCTATACGTCGACGATCGCGAGCTCGGGCGCCTGATCTGGCTCTTTGACCAAGAGTATCGCGATCACCAATACTACAGCGAGGATTTCCTGTTCTGCCGGCGCTTTCGTGAAGCGGGCGGAACGGTGTGGGTCGATCCGAATCTCGCGATCTTCCACACCGGGTCGAAGACCTTCTTCGGGCGCTACAGCGACTACCTCGCCCGCAAGGGAGTCACGCCGCAGAGGCTGGACGACGCTCGAGCGCGCTTGCGGGCCAGGATCGCGGAGATTGATCCCGGAGCTTGGCCGCCCGACGAGGTCGTAAAGCTTGAGGCCGCTGTTCTGGCCGCTGAGTAAAGCCACCACTCCAAATAAGGACCAATCGAAATGGCTCTCGCCTCATTCGGCACCGGCGTGCTGTTCGGCACCAACACCAGCATTGCCAACTCGACACCGATAGAATTCGGCGTTCTGCAGAGCGTCGACCTCGACTTCGGCTTTACGACCAAGCCGCTCTTCGGCCTCAACCAGTTCGCGGTGTTCATCGCACGCGGCGAGGCGAAGTGGACCCTCAAAGCCAAGGCCGCGATTATTTCTGGCGACCTGTTCAACTCGATATTCTTCTCGCAGACATTGACAACCGGCGGCACACAGCTAGCCGCGCACGAAGCGCATTCAGTTCCGGCATCGACGCCGTTCACCATTTCGCCAACCAACCAAGCGACCTTCGCCGGTGACGAGGGCGTCACCTATAGCGGCGTGCCTGGCTTGCCGCTGACGGCCACGACGGCTGCGCCCGGCGCGATCGGCCTCTATTTGCCTCCGGCCAACCCGAGCACGACCGGCGTCTACGCCTTCAACTCGTCGGACGCCGGGGCTTCGGTGCTGCTGAATTACCTCTACACGGTTACGACCGGCCAGCACATTTCGCTGAGCAATGTGATTTTGGGCTCGACGCCCTTCTTCAATGCCGTGTTGCGAGAGCGTGATCCGAAGACCGGCCTTTACAACACACTCGTCCTGAACCGGCTGACGGCGAGCAAACTATCGGCCGGAACAAAGACCTCCGATTACGAAATGCCGGACTTTGAGATGGAAGTCATGGACGACGGGACGGGCAATATTGGCACGTGGACCTTCGGAGACCTCAGCTAAATGCCGCGAACCGTAACCGTGCGAATGGGCGAGATCGACTACACGTTCCCGCCCCTGAACATTGGCCAGATAGAAGACATGGCCGAATTCACCGATGCCGACGCCGCCGGCAACTATCTCGACGCCGATGGCAATATCCTTCGCGGGAAGGCCGCCGTCACGCGCAAGCTGCAGACGGCCGAGGTGCTGTTTCGCCGGGCGTCGCCGCCTATCCCGGATGTGCGTGAGCTCGAATGCACCTCTCAGGATCTGAACGCCGCGATGGTCGCGATCTATCGGCTGAGCGGCATGATCGAGGACAGACCCACGGGGGAAGCCGGGGCCGGGGGCGTGGCGGGTTCAAGCAATTCGCCGAATTCGCCTTCGGCCGACTGATCTCCGAATGCAAATATACCCCCGACACGGCTCGGGCGACAGAACTGCCGGATGTGTTCCGGCTTTTTCGTTTCTGGGACACATACCCGCCGCATGGCGACCTGCTGCGCGTGCTGGCGATGTCCTGGGGCTGGAAGCCGCCGAAGCCTCCCGAGGAGCCGGAAAAAAACGTTTCCTTCAAGGACGCGCTCAAAGCGACCGGCGACGCTTTCAAGGCGCCGTCGCGCTTCTTCAAGCGGACTTGAGCGCCTCGGCGAGCAGCCGTCGGATCGCTTCCGGGCGAGACGGCCTCGGCTCGGGTACGGCGCGCGCAGAACGGCTGACCGCTGGGGCCGCCCTTAGCCAGCCGTTTCTGATTCAATCCGAAAGGCACTCGCGTTGGCAAACACCGACAACGACGTCCAGATCAGCTTTGGCGCGAATACGGCGGGGCTCGCCGCCGGCACTGCTGCGGCCAAGGCGCAGCTCGCGGCGCTGAACGACGAGGTCACCCGCATCGCGCAGAAGGCGGTCGCGTCGGGGCGGACGCTGGACGTCGAGCTGGTCGGCGCGCTGCGTCATACGCAGTCGGAAGCGGCGAGCCTGACGAACACGCTCAAGGCCGCTGGTGTGGCCATAGAGACGACCGGCGGTCACGCGAGGGGGGCCGGGGCTGGCCTATCGTTCTACACCCGCGAGGCCCGCGCGATGGCCGACGAGCTGGCGTCGGGTCGCTTCCGGCAGTTTGACGGCAGCTTGCTCAACTTTGCCGTGCACGGGGCCAGCGCGGCAGCGGCGTTCGCGGCGGCCAATCCGGTGTTGACGGCGTTCGGCCTCGCCGTCGCGGCCGTGGGCGCATCCATGGCCTACCTGACGCTGCAAGAGGTTCAGGCGACCAATGCGGCCAACCGGCTGGCGCAGCAAGCCAACCTGTTCGGCGGTGTGAAGCTTTCCGACGACGCCATCAAGCAATACCGGGCCTCGCTGCTCGGTCTCAGCGGCGTGACGCAGGAAATCGCGGAGCAAGCGGTCGGCGCCTTTCAGAACATGCGCAACGCAAGCGATGTCTCGATCGCCGCGATGGTGGCGGACTTCCGCCGGCTCGTTCAAGCCGGCGTCGAGCCGAAGGACGCCGTCCGCGACTTGACGGCGGCCTTCAGCAACGCGCTCGGGCCGATCAGCGAAATCGAGAAGCTCATCCCGACGTTGACGCTGGAACAGCGGCAATACATCGCGGCTGCTCAACAGACCGGCGACGTCGTACAGGCGCAAGCAGCCATCCAAAAGGCCTTTGCTGAGAATGCTGCTGAGAATGCCGAACACGCCATCACCGAGAACAACAAGCTGATAGCGAGCGCGAAAGAGGCAATCACCGCCAACGAAGCGCGACTGACGTCGTTCGGTGCGGACGAAGCGACGGCGGTTGGCATCGACTACGCGAACGCCGCGCTGGAAAGGCAGATCGAGGATCTCAAGCAGGCCAACGAGCAAATCAAGAACGGCCAGGAGCAGCTAAAGAAATACAGCGATATTCTCGTCAGCACCCAACAGAGCGCTGGCGATGTCGTCCAACATGGCCTCGACGCTGGCGAAAAGTACGGCGGCAACAAAGCCCTCGACGCGCTCGACGCCGATATCGCGAGCATCAAGCGCTCGCTCGACAAACTGGGGCCTGCCGCACAGTCGGCCGGCCAGGGCATCGCGACCGGAGTGCAGCCGGCGATCAACAGCGCAGCCGAGCTCATCCGAAACTTCGAGGGAAGCGGGCGAGCAGCCACGACCGCCTACGAGGATCACTACGCCAGCGGGGCGTCGGCGGGCTACCGCATCGGTTACGGCTCAAGCACCACGACTGACGCGACGACCGGACAAGTTCGGCAGGTCACGGAGGGAATGACGGCGACGCTCGCGGACGCCGAAGCGGACTTGGCCCGCCGCATCGTCGAATTTCAGACCGCGGCGGCGGCGAAGATAGGCCCCGCGTGGGCTGGCCTATCGGACAACGTCAAGGCGTCGATCACGAGCGTCGCCTACAATTACGGCCACGTCCCGAGCAACGTCGTCACGGCAGCAAAAACCGGTGACAACATCACGATCGCCGAGGCAATTTCGTCGCTTCCCGACACCGCGCAGCATCGCCGGGCGCAAGAGGCGGCCAACGTCACTGCGGCGCCAGCGTCGGCGATTGGCGGCACGGCGGCGTCGGCTTCGGCGCTATCGTCTCCCGAGAGCGCGGCGGCCAGCGCCCAAGACGCGGCCAACGTGGCCAAGCTCAACGAAGAACTCGCCGCTGCTCAGGCGAAGCGCGCGGAACTCCTCACACAACAGCGCGGTGCGACCGAAACTCAAAAGGCGGAACTGTCGATTGCGCAGGCCTCCGTTTCGACGCGGCAGAACGAAGTCGGCGTCGCCGAGCAAAAGCTTTCGGCCGCGCGCACAGACCTGCAAACGCAGCAGAGCCTGGGCGCATCCCAGCAGGTAATTTTCGAAAAGACGATGCAGGTCACCAACGCCGAACGCGGCGTCACCACGGCGAAGAACGAGCAGACCGAGGCGGCGCTCCGGCTCTCGGTCGCGCAGGCCAAGGCCGTCAACGACATCGCGAAAATCCACGACGCCGAACTCGCGCTGGCCGCGTTCAAGACGCAGGAAGCCGGGCAAGACCCGGTTCGCATCGCGCAGGCCGACGAGCAGAAGCTCGCCGCCGACACGGCCTATAACAACGCTCTCCTGGCGCAGACCACTCAGACGCAAGACGCCATCATCAAGAAGGCGCAGGAAACCGCGGCGTCGCAAACGTCGGCGGCGAGCGCATCGCTCAAAGAGCGCAACATCACGGAAAAGCAGTGGCTCACGCAAGTGACGGCCGACCTCGACGCAGAAAAGGCGGCGGTCTCTGCGGCATATGACGCCGAGATCGCGGCGGCCGGGAACAATTCGCTGAAGGTGCAAGAAATCGAGCGCCAGAAGGCGCAGGCGATCGCCGCCATCGACAAGCAGATGCAGACCGACCAGCAGCAGGCCGCGGAAGCCTACACCAAGGAATGGCAGTCCGCGACGCAGTCGATCAACAACGCGATCACGTCGCAGGTCGACGGGCTGCTCACGCACACGGAAACCTTCGGCCAGGCAATGAAGAAAATCCTGCTCGACCTAACCGAGCAGATCATCAAGTCTGGCCTGAACAGCGCGTTGACGGGCCTTGAGGCTCCGCTCAAGGGCGCATTCACCGCCGGGGCCGCTGGCGCTGCCGGCGGCAGCAATCCCCTCACCGGGGTTATCAGCGCCTTGACGGCGGCGCTCGGGCTCAACACAGGCGCGCACACGCTGAGCACATCGGTGCAGACGGCCAACACGGCGGCGACGACAGCCGGAACAGCCGCGAGCGTCGCCGGGACGGCCTCCACCGATGCTGTCGCGGCGGCGACGCTGCCGAACACCGTGGCCACCATCGGCAACACCGTCGCGACGCAGGCCTCTGCCATCACCAAGCTGTTCCCCTTCGCGACGGGGACGCCCTACGTCCCGAAAACGATGCCGGCCCTCGTGCACGAAGGCGAGATGATACTGCCCGCCGCAGTCAACCCGATGAACCCGCGCAACAGAATTGGCTCATTCGACACCGGCGCGTGGAACATCCCGAGCGACCAGCTCGCCTACGTCCACAAGGGCGAGATGATCGCCGACGCGTCGCAATCTGCGGGCTTGCGCAACCTGATCGAGGGCAGCGGCGGCGCCTCGGGTGCGGCGGCCGGCGGGCGCAGCTCGGGCGCGGTGCACATCCACCCGACCACGAACGTCAACATCAGCGCCAACGACAGCGCCTCTGTCGAGGCTTGGGCGCGCAACAACGGCCACGTGCTGGCTAAGGCGATGGAACAGAACGCGCGGCACGGGGCGTTCCTCGGCATGCGCCGGCTGGTGGGAGGCTGACTTGACGATCTTTCATCTGGACGGCATGGACAGTTACGCCACGAGCGCCGACCTCGGGATGGAATACACTGTCCAAAGCTGCACCGTCGGCACGACGTCCGGTCGCTTTGGGGCTGGCGCTTTCGAGATCACGAGCTACGAACCCTCCTACCTCTACAAGGCCGTCCCCAGCGGCCTGACCACCTTCTATACCGGGTTTGCGTTCAACTCGGTGGGGCCAACCAACGCCGACAACCCCATCCTAACGGTCCTCAGCGCCGCGGGCAACGAAACCACGATCACGCTAAACACGCTGACCGGCGTCTTCAAGGCTTGGGCGGGCGATCTAAGCAGCGTTATCGGCACTGGCGTCGGCTCATCGGTTCCCCAAGGAACTTGGCATTGGATCGAGATATACTTTGTGCTCAGCGCGAGCATCGGCGCTGTCGGGACTTGGGTCGACGGGGTGCAGACCCTCAATATCAGCACCGTGAACACGGCGCATTTTGGCGGCACGTCGATCATCGGCATTACGATCGGTAGCCCGCATCCATTCACGTCGTGCCAGGCTTGGTACGACGATTGGTACATCCTCGACCCGACCTCGCTGCCGAACAACACGTTGCTCAACGATAGCCGCATCGAGACTTTGGTCCCGAACAGCGACGCCGGCCCGAACAACGGGACGCCGTCGAGCGGCTCCATCCACTACGCCATGGTCGATGAGGCGCAATGGAGCTCGTCCAATTCGCTCACCCTGGCCAACACTTCGGGACAGGAAGAGATTTTTGGCGTCACGTCGCTTGCGAACAATCCGACGAACGTTTGGGCCGTCCGGGCGCTGAACGTGGTCGCGAAGACCGACGGTGGCGCTTTCACTGCGCAGTCCGTGATCCGCAGCAGCAGCACGACGGCTGTCGGGGCGAGCACGTCGTTGCTGACTACTTACTCGCATATTTTTGGTGTCTTTAACCAAAACCCACAGACTTCCGCGCAATGGACGGTTTCGGCGGTCAATGCCGCGAACGTCGGCTTCAACGTGACGTAATCCCTTGACGGAAGCCACACTCGTTGCGGTAAAAAGCGAAGTCCTTGGCGAGGGCGCGCCAGTTGGAACGCTGGTCGCGGTCAAGTCCGAGGTGCTCGGCGAGGGCAATCCTGCGGCTCGGCTCGTCGCTTCCAAGTTGGAAGTCCTCTACTCGATCTTTGTGCCGCCGGCGCCGCCCTTCTACAACGGCCTGACGCTGCCTTCGCTCGTCGGCCAGGGGTGGAGCTTTCACAAAAAGCCGATCTGGTCGACAGGCGTCGCTTCGCACGTGTCCGGCCGGTCGACGCGATATCAGCAATACCAGTATCCGCTGTGGGAATTCGAGGCGCTGTGGAACGGCCTGTCCAGCGCCAACCCCGACGCGACCGGTTTCGGGGCGCAGTCGCTTGAAACCTTGATGGGGTTCTTCCTGCAGGTATATGGCCAGTACGAGCCTTGGCTGTTCGTCGACCCGTCGGACTATTCCGTGCCGATCACGGAGTTGCAAGCCATCGGCGACGGCTCCACGACGACGTTCGTGTTGACGCGCGCCATGGGCGGCTATGACGAGCCGGTCCCTTGGGTGACGGCGGTCAGCGAAGTGCAAGTCGGCGGCTCCGAACTGTTCTCCGGCTTCACGTTTTCGGCTCCGAACATCCTGACCTTTTCCACGGCCCCAATCGCCAACGCCCACGTAAACGTAGCGTTTACCTTCGCGTTCATCTGCCGATTGATGGATGATCAACTCGACTTCAGTGAATTCATGACGATGTTGTTCGAGTTGCAGACGTTCAAGTTCAAGAGCGTGAGATACCTCTCGTAACCGATCCCCGCCCTGAAGGACGGGGTATCTCGCGGAGATTCAGATGACGCTCGCCTTCCCCACGCTCGTCGGCATGACGTTTCCAGTGGTCAAGCGGCCGACCATGAGCTCGATCATCGCGTCGCATCCGTCCGGCCGCGAGGTTCGGTACGCGAACTATCAGTATTCGCTCTACGAGTGGGAGATGACCTTCGAGGCGCTGACGAGCGCCTCTTCGGGAGCCGCGGCGTCATCGCTGGGCGCGCAGTCGCTGCAGAGCCTGATGGGGTTCTTTCAGCAACTGTCGGGCCAGTGGGGGACGTTCACATACCTCGACCCGACCGACAATAGCGTCACCAACCAATTCATTGCGACCGGCAATGCGGTGTCGGCATCGTTTCCTTTCGTGCGGACGATCGGCGGGTTCACGGAGCCTGTCAGCCTCATCACGACGGTGTCTGCCGTCAAGATCGCAGGGGTTGTGCAACCGTCGACGAGCTGGTCCGCGACGACGCCGAACACGCTGACGTTCGCGTCGGCTCCCACCAGCGGAGCAGCGATAACCTCGACGTTCAGCTATCAGTTCTTGTGCAGGCCAAGCGAGGACCAGTTGGACTTCGAGGAATTCTATAGCGGTTTGTGGGAGATGAAATCGTTCAAATTCACGCAAGTGAGAACGTCGTGACTCGTGCCCTCTCAGATTTCAGCCGGATGACCCTATCCGATCTCAGCCGGATCACAGGCTCAAAACCGAGAGCCGTGCAAATCTGGGCCGAAAGCGGCGTGCTTTACGCAGATGAAGAGACCGAGCGAGCCGGCTCCGGGACGCACCGCACATTTGGTGCGCAAGAGGTGATGATAGCCTGCATCACCGCAGCTGTTGCCTCAAGCGGCTGTCCTATTGGGCGCTTGCTGAAAATATCTCACGCACTCCGGGCGATCTATCTCAAGAACGAAGGCGTTCAAAGGTGTGTCCAGCTTGCTGTTCAAAACACGTCAAGAGTCTTTCTGTTCATCGAGGCGGATGGCCGCATGCTTTTTCTCTCGGAGCGAGATAACGGTCCCATCGACTTTTTCGAATTTACAACGAATATGAGCGATCACCAACGCGCGGCGACGATCGTCTTCCTCAACGGCGCATTCGCGGGGATGCGATCGTGACCAAAGCCACGACGTCAGCCGTAACTGCGTATCTGGCGGCCCTGATCGCCGCGCCCGACGCCCAGGCCTCGTTCGCCGAGTGTTTCACGGTAACGTTGCTGACGGGAACGACGCTCTACTACACGAACGTCGACCAGCCCGTCACCTATAACGGCCACACGTTTTTAGCTAACGGCCCTCTGGTCAACGGATTGAGGTACAAAGCTGCGGTCGGGCTCGACGTCGACAAGCAGCAAATCACCTTCGCCGCGCGCCCGACAGACACCGTCAGCGGCAATCCCTGGCTCACCCTCATCCGCGGCGGCGGCCTCGACGGCGGGACGATCCAACGCGATCGCGTGTTCTTCACCAGCGGGCTGGGATCGAGCGTCGTCGGCGGCGTGACGCTGTTTCATGGCCGAGTTTCGACCATCGATTCGGTCGGCCGGACGTCGGCGACGATCACGGTTGCGAGCGATCTCGTCGTCCTCGACTACGACATGCCGAGAAACCTCTATTCGACCACGTGTCTTTGGACCCTGTACGCCACGGGGTGCAGCGTTTCGTCGTCGAGTTTCGCCACCACCGCCGCCGTCGGGGCCGGCTCGACGACGACCATCATCAATTGGGCCAGCGCCAGCGCCAGCTTCGCCCAGGGCAAGATCACCTTCACGTCGGGAGTGAATGCCGATATTTCCGCGACCGTGAAGGCCGTCGCGGTCGGCGACTATATGACGCTGATGTATCCGCTGCCCAGCCTCCCGGCGTCGGGCGACGGCTTCACCGTCTATTTCGGCTGCAACCATACGAGAGGCGATTGTCAGTCCAAATTCGACAATCTCGTGAATTTCCGGGCGTTTCCGTTTGTTCCACCAGCCCAGCTAGCTTTATGACAACTGAACAGCAATCGAGGCAGGCTATCGTTGCCGAGGCGCGGAGTTGGCGAGGCACCCCTTACAAGGTCTGTGCGGACGTCAAACACGCCGGCGTGGACTGCGGTATGTTGATTGTCAGGGTGTTTGTTGATCTGGAATTGGTCCCTGCGTTTGACCCTCGGCCCTACAGCCCCTCGTGGATGCTCCACAGAGACGAGGAAGAATACCTGAAACATGTGTTCCCGCGCGGCCACCGGATAACCAAAGACGAGGTGGCCGCTGGCGATATCGTCTTGTTTCGCGCCGGCCGAACCTATTCTCACGGAGGGATTGTGACGATAGCCAACCCGCTCACGATTGTTCACGCCTTCGCCCGGGTCGGACGCGTCGTCGAGGATCAGGTGGACCGGATAACGATGCTCGCCGCAAGACTGCCGACCGCGCTATACGCCAGCTGCTGGTCGCCAAGTCGATGAGCTTTTTCGGTTCCAACCAAGGCGACATCGCGCCTAGTTATACCGCGCTGCAGCTCAACACGGCGACCAGCATCTTGCCGATTCCGATCGCATGGGGAACCGTCAAGGTCGGGATCAACATCATCTGGTACGCCAACCTGAAACTTTACAAGACTGAAAGCGGAGGAGGAGGCGGCGGCAAGGGCGGAGGAGGACTCTTCGGCGGTGGCCAAGTCACTTATTACTATGGCGCAGATATGATCATCGCGCTTTGCGAAGGTCCTATCAGCGGCGTCGGGGCAATTTGGACCAACAACGCGCAATATACGCTGGCCACGGTCGGGACGCCGGGGGCCGGCTGGACGCTGTTCGACGGGACGATCCCTCAGGACATATGGACTTACCTTTCCGACAATTATCCGATGCAGGCGATCTCCTATCAGGGCACGGCCTATTTCGGAATACCGAACGCTTACCTCGGCTCGAACGCCACGTTTGGACAGACGAACGTCGAAGTGAAGGGAATTTTCGCAGGCTCCGGGGTCAACGGCGTCGACGCCGACCCGGCGATGTGCGTCGACGATTTTCTGACCAACGCCATCTATGGCGTCGGTTTCGCCAGCGCGAGCATCGACTATTCCACCCTGTACGGCTCGGGCCGTGACGCCAGCCTGCAGACCTATTGCCAGGCGCAGGGCATCGGCATCAGCCCGCTGCTGACCACCGCGGAACAGGGCTCGACCATACTGACCCGGTGGCTGCAGTTGCTGAACTGCGCTGCGGTGTGGAGCGGTGGAAAACTGAAATTCATCCCCTACGGCGACTTGGCGATCGACTCGGGCAACATCACGACCACGGTGCAGATCACTGTTCCGACGCCTGTTCCTGCGCCGACGCCGCCGACTCCGTTCCCCGAGGTTCAGCTCGTCAGCGCCGCGTCGTTCGTGTCGGACGGCGGTGTCAAATACGCTTTTTCCGGAACCGCCCTCACCCACACCGGGACGTCCCCGACCGGCGTCGGCACCTACGGGATCAACCCGGCCGGAACATACATTTTCTTCTCGGCGGGCAGCGGGAACGACGTCGGCCAAGTCCTCAATATCACTTTCACCTATTCGAACACTTCGAATTATGTTCCCAACCTTGCGGTCGTCTACAGCCTGACCGACCACGATTACATCGGCGACAACAACAAAGACCCGGTCACCTGCTCGCGCGTCGATCCTTATTCGCTGCCGACGATCCAACGCATCGAATGCTTCTCTCGCAACAATCAATATGCGGGCGTTCCGGTCGAGGCCCGCGACCAATCGCAGATCGAGATTTACGGCCCGCGGGTCGGAACGACGATTCAGGCGCATGAAATATGCGACGAGGTGATCATCGGGCCTATCGTCGCACAGACGATCCTGCAGCGGCAACTCTACGTCCGGGCCACTTTCACTTGGAAGCTGTCGTGGGAATATTGCCTGCTCGACCCGATGGACATCGTCGAAATCACCGACGCGAACCTCGGGCTTTCCGGATATCCCGTGCGCATCCGCTCGATCGAGGAGGACGACAAAGGCCTCCTCACCTTCATCGCCGAAGAGCTGACCGTCGGCATTTCGACCCCGGCTTATTATCCGAGCTCGGGCGGCTCCGTCTCTATTCAGCCCAACACTGCGGCAGGCGTCTATTCGGTCAATACTCCACTCATCTACGAGCCGCCGCCTGGCGCTACAGGCGGAGTGGCGGTCGTGTGGATCGGCGCTTCCGGGGGCAACGCTGGCGTCGTCGATCCAAATTGGGGTGGGGCCTACATATGGCTGTCGATTGACAACGTCACCTATGAGCAACTGACAACGTCGCTGAGCGCGCCGATAGCGCAGGGTGTGCTCACGGCCAATATCGCAAGCGCGTCGGGGTGGGACACCACGAACACGCTCGCCGTCAACTTGGCGGAAAGTGGCGGCGAACTCGCCGGCACTTCGATGGCTTACGCTCAGCAGGGCGGAACGCTTTCTCTGGTCGACAGCGAGCTGCTCGCCTATGAAGTCGCGACGCTCACGAGCTCGTACCACTACAATCTCACCGATCTGCAGCGCGGGCTCTACGGCACGAGCGGCGCAGCGCATCTGTCGGGCGCGAACTACTTCAGGATTGTGCTCGGCTCGACCGTCATCGCTTATGACCTGCCGCCGAGCTATATCGGCGTCACGCTCTACGTGAAATTTCAGAGCTTCAATATCTTCGGCTCCGGCGTCGAGGAGCTGTCGGCATGCACGGCTTATACCTACGTGCCCACCGGGGCTGGATTGTCACCTGCTTTCCAAGAGGTCGTCAGCGGTCTGTCTGGAGCGTCCGTCAGCGCGCCTATCCAAATCCCGGCCAACGTCTATTTGGCAAGCGTCGCGTCCCTCGTGACGACGACGATCACCGGGCCGATGTCGTTTGAGGTCGGCACATCTGCGTCGCCAGGACTCTTTGGCAGTTCGCTGCCGTTGACGGCGGGCAGCAGCTACGCCGGCGCGATCAGCTCGATGTTGATCACAACTCCGACCACGATCGTGCTGACGGCTACTGGCGGGAGCTTCACGGCCGGCGCGGTGCAGTTGACGATAACCTACGCGCAGAGCGTCGCGCCGAATGGCGGGACCGGTTGAATTAACGTCTTCCCCGCCCTAGCCTGAAGGCCGGGGTTTCTCGCGGAGAATCTGATGACGCTCGCCGAAATTCCTTCCGACGTGATCGCTGCCGCCCAGGCCGCCCACAAGCTTTATTTCCCACGCGGGCCGTTCGTATCCGTCACCCTGGCGCAATGGGCCGTAGAATCGGCTTGGGGTCACGACGAGCCGGCCGGCAGCGACAATCCCTTCGGCATCAAGGCGGTGGCTGGACAGCCCTATGTGATCTCAATGACGCGTGAAGTCATCAACGGGATCAGCGAGACAATACCGCAACGCTTCGCCAAATACGCATCGCTGACCGACGCTTTCGAAGCACACGCCAAGCTGCTCGCGACGTCGCCGATTTACGCGGCAGCTCAGAGGGCGACCAACCCCGACGACTATGTGCGCGCGATGGCTCCGCATTACGCCACTGCGCCCAACTACGCGGCCGTGCTGCTCGCGGTGATGAGAACGCAAAACTTATATCGCTTCGATGTGCCGGTGAAGGCGCAGCCCGAAGCTATCGCCAACACGAACCCCGGCGCGGGGACGGCCGGTCCCGCCGCGTCGGGACTCCCTTCGGGGCCGGCAACAACCAAAGGAACGACAATGGCAACTTCAGCAACCTCAGCGACGACGACTGTCCCGACGGCGCCGGCCAGCGGCATCTTCGCAGACCTGAAAATCGGCCTCGACATGCTGCAGAACTTCAATTTTTCTCAGATCGGAGATGCGATCGAGACCGCCTCGAGCGATCCAATCACCGCGATCGAGGACGTCGCCAACATCGCGGTCAAGGCCGCCACCGTCGCCGGCGTGCCGTTCGCCGGCACGGCGGAGGAATTCCTGCCGATCGCCGAGGGCTTGGTTGGCTTCCTGCGCAAGCTGGTCCCCGGCTTTGGCGGCTCGACGGGCCAAGCCGCAGCGACGGCAACCGCGATCTCGTCCCCACCGGCGCTGACGCCACAAGCGCTGAACTGAAGCAACCCAACCGAGCCGGAGCGCGTTGTCGTGACGCGCCCCCGACAGAGAGGATGACGGCCATGTGTTTCAACTTGGGTTTCCTAGAAAATCTGCTCGTATGGTTGGTTGTCATCATCGCGATCGTCGCGTTTGTCCGGTTGTTGCTGCCGTTCATTCTTGGTCAGTTGGGCGTTGGCGGCAGCGTCATAATGCAGGCGATCAATATTTTCATCTGGGCAATGATCGCCATATTCTTGATTTACCTCGTGTTTGAGCTTATAGGATGCTTGGGCGGTTTCAGTTTCAGGCATCTCTGAAACGGAGTGTCGTCGTGAAATACGCAGCTCTGGCTTTGGCGCTGGTATTGACTCTCGGCGCTTGCGGCAAGGGAACGGCTCCGCCGCTCGCGCCGACGCCCAGCCCTTCGAGCACGCGATGACGACGGCCACGCTCCCGACTGTGACGCTGGCGCAGAGCGTTGCGGCCTTGCGAACATTGGTCACGTTCCTCGACCAGAACATGGCGACGATCGAAGCTGACGCGGCGGGTGCGCAAGAGCTCGCCGCGATGTTCATAGGCGTGCCGCAAGCCGCGCTGATCAGGCAGGCCGTCGCCGACCTTCCGACGATTATCAAAGACGCGCAGATCGCGCTACCCTACATCGACGACGCCTTGACGCTATTCGCTGCCGCGCCGGCGGGCGATCCGGGCAACCCTGGCCCCGATCAGCAGCGCTTCAGCAAAGGCCGGTGAGTTGGAATGGCTCGATACGCTCGAAAAGATAGTTCCCGTGTTTGGGCCGCTGGGAGCGGTTTTCCTCGTGATGTGGGCATGGGAGAAATACGATCACGAGCGAACGCGAGCCGAGCTTCGGCGATGCAACGATTTGCGTATCGCCGAGGCGATCGCGCTGAAGGCGGTGGTCGAGAGTTCCAACGCAGCGTCAGTCGCTCGCGACGCGTCACAAGGAGAGATTTCCCGAGCCCTGGGGAATTTTACGACCATGTGGCAACTCACCCAGGTCGAGCGCCGCGTGCAACTCGAAATGACGTCGCTTCTGCCGCCATCACCGCCGAGGTAGCGATATGGTGCTGAGGGAGTTTTTCACGCACGCCTTCCCGTTCCTCGTCGTAGGGACGGCCCGGCGTGACGAGCCGCAGGTCGTTCGCGCGGCGGTAGAAGTCAACACACAAATATTGCGGCAATCGATCGCAAAATCCAACCAAGTGGCCGACGAGGTGCGCGCGAGCATGGCCCCCATAAACCAGCTGCTCGACAGCATGCTCGAACACCAGAAACGGAATAGGGAATAGCGTCGGTGCTCGAGGAAATCATCCGCAGCCATTTGGGCCAGATTTTCGCTCTTCTCATCGCAGTCTGGGTTCTCTGTACTTTCTTCTTCACGCCGGTGCAGCTCATCGAAATCGAGAATTCGCTGCTGATCGCAACCGGGATCGGCGTCGCATTCGCCTATTTGGAAAACGCTACGGACGCGCTACGGACGCGGGTGCCGACGCGTGGCGGCATCCTGGCGCTAGGCATTTGGCTGGCCTGGATTGCGATTGCGGGGGAGCGCATCTATTCGCTGGTCGGTCGCGCGATGGGCAAAGATATTACATTTTTCAATACCCATTTGCACACCGCCATGATAGCCCTGACCACACTGGGCGGGGTGTGCCACCTATCGGCGCCCGAGGTCATAGACGGAAAGTTCCCCCGCCGGGCGTGGATCAGGCTCGGCTCGGCTGTGGCCGGCGGTGTGTTCATCATCTCGCTGGTCGTGTGGCTGTACGGGTTTTAAGCGTTCCGTCTTCGCTTATCTCAAGCCCCGGGCCACTTGGCTGCGGGGCTTTTTTGTTGCTGAAATCCGTTTGCCAAATTCATCGTATCCCATTGATATTCGGAGGCAGCTTTCATGGCCATTTGCCAAAACCACTTAACGATTTCAACGCCGCAAGCGGCCTCTTAATCAGCGGGTCCAAGGTTCGAGCCCTTGTGCGCCCACCATCGAAATCAAAGGCTTAGCTTACTTCGAGCCCTGGATTGCGCGGCCGTTTGCCAAAACGTTTGCCAACTTTGTTCGCGTTTCGAGCTTGCGGATGCATTCTCGGGCGAGCGCGAGATTGAGGTGTAGGTAGTGGCGCCGGAGGGTTGCGTGCGCCTGCCCGACAGCTCCGTGGCCGGTCACGGCCGCGACCTCGGCGTCGGTCGCGCCGCATTCGTAAGCACGGGTCGCGAAGGTCCCCCGCAGGTCGTGAAACGTCAACTTTTCGATGCCGGCGCGCTCGGCGGCCTTGCTCCAAACCGACCGGAACCCATCGGACGTGTAGGGGCGTCCGCCATGACTGATGATGTACAGGCCGTCCCGTTGCACCGCGTCGAGTTCTGCTTTCAATGCCATGCTCACGGGGATGATGAGTTGCGCGTGGGTCTTGCCCTGGCGCACGCGCAGCGTTTGGCCATCGTAGGCCGCCCAGGTCATGCGGAGGATGTCCCCCTGGCGTTGGGCCGTCCAAAGCGCCAACGTCATGGCGAGCCGCAGCGCTTGGCCAGAGGCGGCGCGCATGTTCGCTTCCTCGACGTCCCCCCAGACGGCGTCTTTTCTGTTGCCTTTCCAGACCCGGCCCGGCTTTTCAAGCGGGTTGGCTGCTGTGAGCCCGCGGTCGAGCGCCCACGACAGCGCGCGCGCGAAGATAGCAAAGACGTAATCCGCGCCCCTTGGGCTATTGCGGGCAATTTCGTCGCGCCAACCCAGGAACTTCGCCCGCACCCGCCTGTCCGCGAGAAGAGAAATGGGGAGGTCGCCGAATTCTTTTCCGATAGCGCCGAGGTGCTTTTCGTAGTCTACAGCCGTACGCGGCGCCAACCCGCGGAAAGCCTCTGAGTCTCGGTACGCGTCGAGGATCGCGGCTAGCGTGTCGTGTCGCTTCGGCCGGGCCTGCGCGATGGCAGCGTTGTAGGCCGCGCCGAATTCTGCGCTCCCTGGCTTGCCCGGCAGGCGAGGGCCACCCCGCCAAGCATAATAATAGGTCACGCGGCTACCATCAGCGAGCCGTGTTGTCGTGCGCTTAATCCCTTTGAGACAAACTCGCACGCTTGGCCTCCCAGGCCTCGAACTCATCCGCTGGCGGCATTGCCGCGCCGGGTGGGGCCGATGTGACGATGATCTTGCCGTTGGCGTCAACCTCGATCCTGCCTACGACGACACCCGCCGCTTGCACGGCTTTTACAACGCGGGTGATCTCGGCCTGGGTGACGGTGGCGGCGCGGCGCGTCATGCCCCGCCGGCCGCCGGCGATTTCGACGCCTCAATTTCCGCGCGGAGCTTCATGTCGGCCAAAGCGGATGCGTTGTCGCAATAGAAATCGGGTAGTCGCCCCAAGTCGGGGTCGCTAGCCATATAGATCAGCATGGCGGCGGCATCCGTCCCGATCAGCTCTTCGAGCTGCTGGCCAGCGTCGCCGGCCAGCGTCGTAACCCACCCTGCGAGGCAATGCGTGGTCTCGCACGTATGCCATACGGACATATCGAGCGCTGCGTCCTGGGACGCGGCAGCAAATACCTTACGGTGGATGTTTTTAATTACAGGAACGCCCGTGAAGTCCGCGCTCCTGAGCTTCGCGCACGTGAGCTTCGCGCCCATGAGCTTCGCGTCCCTGAGCTTCGCGCCCGTGAGGTCCGCGCACGTGAGATTCGCGCCCATGAGCTTCGCGTCCCTGAGCTTCGCGCACGTGAGCTCCGCGCCCGTGAGCTTCGCGCACGTGAGATTCGCGCCCGTGAGGTCCGCGCACGTGAGATTCGCGCCCGTGAGGTCCGTATTCGTTCTCAAGGCCCAGCGGACGGCAAGGCCAATTTTGAGCTGCCAAGACGCATCTTCGTCGCACTCGATCTCGGCCATGAACTGGGTTTGCCCGGTCCAGCGATTTCTGATTTCCATTTTCACCGTGATGTCTCCTGCTCGGGAACAAAGGCCGTTGCTTTGGTTGCAATTCGCAACAGCACCTCGGTCTGTCGCGCGCGCACCGCAGGCCCAAACCCCTGCGGCAACGCTTCGCCCTCGTTGGCGCCTGCCGCAATCGCGTCTGTCATGGTCCGCATGTAGCGCCAGCGAGCGACGTCCGCTTCGGTCCATTCTGGCGACATGCCGTGCGCCTTTGCGACCGCAATGGCATTGAGCAACGCGGCATCCCGCATGTCGGCGGTGCGCTGGTCGAGTTCAGCCGGCCGACGTTGCTCTGAGGCCTCGTCGATGGTCACGCGGCGCGCGGCTGCCAGCGGGTCACGGTCTTGGACTAGGGTCATGGATTATTGCCTCATTGCAGCGTGTTCGGCGTGACGCCTATTCTGGTCATCACATTGCCTGCGAAAATCATCACCTGCTCGGCGCGGTCTTCGGCAGGTTACGGCGAGGTCGGACGTGTCGGGGGCGGTCAAATCAGCCACCGCTCTTCCGCGAGCCATTCCGGCATCACGACATTGACCGATCCCCCCACCGCGCAGTCGTGGTCGATCTCGATTTGGCTCCTCGGCAACCAAACCGTCACCTTGCCGTCGTAGACTTGGACGGCCTTATCGGTTTCGGCGCGTATCTCGACGGTGATATCGACGATCTTGTCGCTCATGGCTGCGCTCCCGGCATTTGGCGCACCCGCAAATCTTCCGGCCATTCGGCCATATCGCCGCCCTTGCGGTCGCGAAGATTGAGGAACGCGCCATCGCTCCATACCGGATTAGCGCCCATCTGTTTCACGAACACAGAAACCCTGGCGGCTTGGCATTGCTTGACGATAGACCGCGCCCATTCGACCTGCATCGGGCGCGCGCATGGGCCGGATTCACCACCTACGATGATTTGATCGAGGCGCTCGTTGGCGCATTCGCACGTGATAGGCGTCCCTTCGTCTGAAGACGGACAATGGCCGCAAAGCGTCATCCGGCTCAACCAGCACGATTTGAAATCGATTCTGCCCAACAGCGGCTCTGCCGAAATAAACCGCACGGCCGCCGGGGTCGCGAGCAGGTCGGGGATGCGCTCGTCGGCACGGGTCTGATCTTCGCAGGAGACGCCGAGCCAACAATTTTCGAGTGGCCAAGAGATCGGAGGCTCAACGTTCCACTGCCGACCGGAGGCGATGTTGCGGATTTGCGTGGCAGAGATGTCGAACTCGCGCGCGAGCGCTTCGCCAGTTTCGCCAGCAGCGTGCCGCTGACGAATCGCGTTCGCGTCGCTTTGGGTCAACTTGGAATATCGGCGATGCGTTCCGTGACGCTTACTGTCTTGCCAGTTCGACGGCTGATCGCCCCACTGAAGATTGCGTGCGGCGTTGTTCTGCGGATTGCGATCGAGATGTCGGCCTTGCGTTTCAAGCATCGGGGCCTGACCAACGAACGTTTCCAAGATGACCCTGTGAACTAGGAGCCTATCGCCATAACGTCCAGCACCCTCGCGATGCAGTTGAACGCGGCTGTGACCCTGCTCACCAACGTCCGGCTTCATGGCGCGGCGCGGGCCACGATGTTCTGTGTAGATAACGCCTAGAGATGATGCGAAGTAGCCCGGATAGCCGGAGATTGGCCGTATCTCTTCGGGGCCGACGTCATCACCCTGCATGGCGTCGATCGCTTGGGCAATTCGGAACGGCGTATTCTCGTCGCTGCAATATTCCCGCATCCGCTTCGATCTTTTCGTAAGGCATTGGAACGTGTGTTGCGGCGCGAGCGCCATCACTGCGAAGACGCGGTCGATCCATGCGTCCGGCAATTTCTCATGGAACAGGTCGGACGTCGAACTGACGAAAATGCGGGCCGGGTTGCGCCACTTGAGAGGTAGCGTCAATCTGTCCTCTACCAATTCCACTTTCCCGGTCCAGTGAGGGCCGTTGGCTGTTCTTTCGGCAAAGCCATGGAATGGTTGGCCTGGGTCGCTGAATCGCGCTGCGATGGCCTCCGCGTAGCATCCGCCGTGCTTGCCGGGGCCTCCACACCCTGGCGAGACGCGGGAGCATCCCCGAATGCAATTCCACGTTGCGTCAGCCCACTCAATTTTGGTATACTTGCCCATGGCTCAAACCTCAGACGGCGCTGCGAAAATTGCAGCCAAGAAAGTTGGAATTGCCACCCATCAGCTTTTCTCCCGCACGCCAACCTTGGCCAGCGTCACGGGCACGAACTTCTGCCGCTTCGTGATGCTGGACTTGTTGGTCGCCTTTGCCTGCGCTGCTTTCCGCTTGGCGTCGGCGGGGTTGCGGCCAAGACCGTCGCGGCTGGCACGGGTATCGGAACGCTCGTCGGCCATCAGCCCCTCCCTAGTCTCTGCCGCACTTCGGTTGTCTGCCCCATGCGCGCGACCTCTTCTATCTTGAGCGGCCGGCGATAGTGGACCGCAAAGGCCTGATCGCCAAGTTGTTTGCTCATCTCTTCGACGATCCACGGCTCATCGGTTCCGACGCCTCGCATGATTTTGTCCCTGATTGCTTCGGCTTTCCGCCACTTTGTTGGGCTCCAACGGAGCACCGGCAGACGATGACCGCCTTGCCACCAGCACAAGCTGAGTTGCCAGAGTGGTCTACCGTCCGCATAGCGGATTCATTCCAGCCCCACATTTGCGGTTAGCCCTACTGAAACATCACGCTCAGCGAACCAAAAGAAACGACCATCTATTTGTCGCTCCGGATCAAACACTGGAAATTTGAGGGCAGTTTCTCTCATTTCGGTTAGCTTGGCGCTCATTTGATCTTCACCCTCACCGTCGGCGATGCCATCTCGCCGAGAACCCACGCCAACGTCGAAACAATAATCGCCGCTGCGGCTCCTTCAATTGACGCCGCTGCGTATTCGATCTCACCGCGAGGCGTGGCGCGTGGTCGCTCGCGGACGGTCCGCTTCTCGCGGATCATGTCTGACCAGCGGGTGATCTCGGCGCGGATCTCAGCGGGGGAGCGCGGTGTCATCTGCCCGCTCCCGCCGAGGCCAACCGCGCCTTCGACACCCACGCGACCACGAGGTCGTTGGGCAGCAGCTTGCGCTCGTAAGGCGTGAGACCATCAAGGAACTCCCTCAGCGCGATCGAGCCGGACTCCGCGCGCGCCGCGCCGGTAGCCGTCAGATCGGCCAGCAATGCCCCATCGTCGTCGCTGAGCGTCGCGGGCGTGGAAGACGCCTGGGGGGACGATGACGTTCCCACGCCCGCTTGCGGCTCACCGGGCAGCTGGGTCCCGGAAGCCGCTCCGTTCGACGGCTGGTCGACCGTCGTGTCTGTTTTTTCTTCGGCCAGCGCATCTAGACGCTCTGCCATCGTCATCTTGGGCCCTTTGGCGTCGATCTTCGGGAACAGCTCGTCGATCGTCGCTTCGCCGCTCTTCAGCGCCGACCTAGACGCGGTGAGGGTCGAGAGATGCTCCAACCCAATATCCTCGAGGCCACCCACGCCGAGCGCCGTGAATATCTGCTCTGGCGTGACGCCGAAGGCGCCAAAGGCCTGTATGGCCTTTCCGCGCCGCTCCGATAATGTCTTGATATCACCAGCGACGACCGCTTCGACAGCGTCATAGGCCTTGCGCCAAACGGCCTTCGGAACACCGCCCAGAATGGCGTTGCGCTTCGCGATGGCGCAGGCGGCATTGCCCGTGACGATGATCATGTCTTCGGCGAGGAGATCGCCACGCTTGTTTGAAAGCCGGCGCCGCACACGCGAGGTTGTCGCGGTGTTGGTTTCCAAGTCGTGAAATACACCCTCGGCCTCGACAAACTTCTCGAAGCGGTCGACATGGACCACGCGCGCGCCGACGCGGCAGTTGCCCCACTGGCCGGCGATTATCTCGGCGAGACGGATGCTTGGGCCTTTGATCGCTTTCCCGGCCCGCGGCAGCGCGTAGACGCATTCCTCCGCGCTGGCTTCATCAAGCGTCGCCAGCGTCGTGATGTTCTGGACAGCCCTGGTGATGCTCCGCGGCATGGCGCGGGCGGTGAGGATTTGTTGGTCGATCTCAGCGCGGGCGAGACCGATCGCAAGGCTTCCACCAGCCTCGAAGCCGGCCGGAAGACCGCTCGTGGTTTCTTCGCTGTCGCGCACGATGACTTGTTGCTGCGTATTCATGCTGACTTGCTTTCCCTGATCTTGACCGGTCTGGACTGTGAGGGCTCGACCGTGAAGCCCCGCCGTTTGACGACCTTGGCTTCCACGATCCGACCGTCCGCCAATCGACCGCGCGTCGCATTCCCCAGCGCGAAGCGAAGTTCGTCGTCGAGGAGTTTCCGCTCTTTTTCCGCTGCGCTTCCTGCCGTCTCGATCGCCTTCAATTCCTCTCGACGAGCGACGACCTCAGTGATGCGGTTGGAACTCGCTAGGTTGATCTCCGTGCCGTCGTCGTCCGCATAAATCGCGGCAATAGCCGCGCCGTCCCGAGCGAAGTCCGGAGGATAAGGCCGCTCGTCTTCGATGCGATCCCAGAAGTCGGCCACCAACCCGCGAGCCTTTGCCATGAGCGAGGCGTGGAGCGGAATATCGAACAGATAGAGGTCTATCCCATAGCCAGCTACGATCGCGCCGGCACACGCCCATCGGCAGTCGGAAAGGGTTGCGTCGGCTATCGCTTGGATAGCAACTGCGACCGGCGGTTCGGGCTCGCCATTCGGCTTCCAATCGCGGTCAAAGATCGAGGATGCCATGCTCTTGACCTGAAAGCTCCCGCGTCCCTCGCGGGTGGGGTCGATCAGGAAGGCGTCGGGAGTGCTGGACATTCGAGATAGGGTATCGACGAAGACTTGGCCGCCGGGGATTTGGTTGGGAATGACCGACCATGTCGGCCGGAGCCGTCGGAGCAATTCGAACGCAACGGGTTCGAGGGCGTTGCCGCGCTCGGTAGGCGGGAGATGAATAGAGTTTTCACGAATGTCCGCCTCGCGGAACTCGCGGCGATATTGCCCGCTCTTGATTGCGAACAACTCGAAAGGCGTCATATGCGCATGTACCCCAAACAGCGCAGGAAGCTCGCTGGCGCCGATCGTCGAGCGGCGATCGGACAGCCATTCCTTTCGCGAAGAGGGAACACGGGTTTCAACCGCCCGGCAAGCGCTCATCCCCGCCACCATTCCGCCCGCGACATCGCCTAGCTTCTCGAAATTGTCTTTCACAGACCACTCTCCTCTAAAACCACACGCGACGCATCGTCAGGATCGCCACGCCGTAAATCTTCGGCGCGCCCGTCGTGTCCTGGCCGCGCTGGCGGCTTGCTTCGTGGTAGATCAGCGTCGCCGCGTCGTTGACCGGCAACCCGTCGGCCGCGCCGGTTTCGTGCACGAACATGTCGTGCCGCTCGCCGCGAAACAGGACGGATACATGCTCTATGCCCCCGCGGATGAGCGGCGAGAGGACGTGTTTGATCTCAAGGAATGATGGAACCTCCACGAGATCGATCGTGCGCGGTTCGGGCATCATCGCGCCAGGGCGATACACGAGGATGTCTAGTTGGGTGAGGGTCATTCGACCACCTCGAAAAGTCCAGGAAATGCCAGTGGCTGAGCTATTTCTTCCTGCGGTAGCGGCTCCGCCGCGCGGAACGGCCATAAAGAATACGCCAACTCATCGACGATCTTCGTAAGCCTGTTGGCATCAGCACGGCACGTCAGCACCGCCTCGATGACCAGCGGGCCGCCTTCGCTGTTGAAGGAAAGTTTCATCGGGTCGCCTCCATTTGGTTGACAGGAAAATCGAACGAGCCAACGACTTTGTCGTCGATGAAGATCAGTTCACGCCCATCGGCGTCCTCGCGCGAAGCGACGTCATCGACGCTGCATCCGAAATAGTCCGCGAGAATGATCTGCTTTTCCCACCAACGGATCGGGCCGAAGCCATCGGAGTAAATATGAAAGAACGGTTCGGCGTCGCCGAGCTTGTAAACAGCGATGGTTGGATAGGCCGGCAGCTTCATCGCTCGCCCCTCATTTCGGCGGCGGCGCGCTGGCATCGGTCCCGCCGAGCGGCCAGGATTGCGATGTCCGCAAGCTTCGCCCCGCGCCGGCGCAGCCGGTCGATGCGATCCTGGCAGCTGCGGATGATCTCCTCGAGGATCAAAATCTGCACGGCGGTGCTGTCTGCGGCAGGGTCGATGGCGTCCAACATCGGTCAGGCCTCCACCGAAGGCAGGCGACGCAAGCAAGCCACCATACCATCCGCGAACCGAGTTACCGCCGAGTGGTAGGCGTGCACGCGGGCGGAGGCGGAGGCGTAGGCGTAGGCGTAGGCGTCCTTAAATGCCCCTTTCAGGATGGGTCGCCATTGGTCAGCCGAAAACTTCTCGCCGCCCAGCGCCTTTCGGTGCATGGCCACGAGCGCTTCGTGAGCCGCTACATTTGCCCCGCGCCTCGTCGCCATTTCGATAGCGAGCGGCCCGACAACGTTGGCGTGCCAGTCGTGGATCACCGAAAACGGAACGACGCCGCCAATCCTGGCAAGCTCTGCGTAGAACTTCAGACCCCATGCCTTCGCGGCGTCGAAATCCTGTTTGTCGAAGAACCACACAGTCATTTTCGCCAGCCACTGCGGCATGATCGCGCCCGGGCATTTCGCGGCGTCGTTGATTGTCGGCCCGAGCACGCCGAGCGCACAGGCCAGCATCCGGCCGTCATCGGCTCGCTCGCGCCAGGATGATTGAATGAGCGCGTCGTGCTCCATCGCGTCTCGATAGAGAGCAAGCGCGTCGGAAGCTGTTTTGGCTGTTGCGTGTTTCGACATTGTCGTAGCTCCATCGGCATGGTCGCCGTATGAGCCGGCCCCGCGGACCGGCTCAGGCTGGGATCACCCCGCCCGATACAGCCGCACCAACACCCCGGCCTCATGCTCGGCGAGGGCAACAACCCGCGACAAGCATTCGACCATGCCCGTCGCGAGACGCTTCATTGCTGAGCGCTTGGCGTCGGCGTCGACGTTGGCGTAGGCGTAGGCGTAGGCGTAGGCGTAGGCGTCGACGTTGGCGTAGGCGTCGACGTTGGCGTCGACGTTGGCGTCGACGTTGGCGTAGGCGTAGGCGTCGACGTTGGCGTCGGCGTAGGCCTCCTTTAGAACAGGTCGCCACTCGTCGGCGCTGAATTTCGCGCCGCCGAGAGCCTTGGCTTGCATGTCGGCAAGCGCCGTATGCGCCGCTATATTTCCATTGCGCTCGGTCGCGATCTCTATCGCCAGCGGGCCGACGACATTTGCGTGCCAATCATGCACGACGGAGAAAGGGACAGCGCCCCCGATGCGAGCAAGCTCGGCATAAAACGCGAGCCCCCATGTCTTCGCATCGGCAAAATCCTGACGGTCAAAAAACCATGGCACCATCTGCGCCAGCCATCGCGGCATGATCGCGGCCGGGCATTTCGCGTCGTCGTTGATTGTCGGCCCGAGCACGCCGAGGGCGCAGGCAAGCTTGCGACCGTCCTCGCCCGTTTCGTGCCATCCAGACTGAATGAGCGCGTCGTGCTCCAGGGCTTCGCGGTAGAGCGACAACGCGTCGCTTGCGGTTTGGGCGGTGGCTTGCATTTGCGGGCTCCCCTGCCGACGATGGAACGCGGCGTGTGGGGATGTTGTAGCGGTAAAAATACCGGCCGTCAAGCGATATCCGGTATATTTACCGCTACTTCTTGACGCCGGCTCTACGCGCGCGCAAATTGCCCCTCGCGCGTGGATCGCGGGAGCTGCAGATGGCGATGGGAACGGTGGGGGCGCAGATCGGCGAAGGCGGAGCGAACTGCGCCGCGGGGCCGGCAAAATGCTGAGCGAGCTATGTGCGGGCGGCGCCGTCCGCCTCTACTATTTAGCGGGGCGCCACGTGCCGGGCACTCTGTGCGACCTCAAGACGGGTCAGTGGTATCAGGTGGTTCTATCGGATCGGCCTGAGAAAGCATCCGCTCCATTCCCGACAGGTAGTCCTTCAGGGCCTTCAGAACGCGGCGCGCAGCTTCGATCTGCAAAAGGTCGATTGATCCCTGAACCGGCGAAGGAAAGTCGACGCTCCATGACACCACGATCTCGCCGTCCGAGTCCATGAATTCCTGATCTTCGTGAACGACGCGCAAGACGCCGGGCTGGTCGGTGTTCTCGATGCGCCAGCGTTCCATCGCTTGCCCCTCTATCCTCGCATAGCCGCCATTTGGGCCGAACGCGTCGCCGTCGAAGCGGACCGGGGCGGCAAGACCGGCAAGCGCACGAGCACGAACAGCGGAAGGAAGCCGAACAGCGCGCCGAGCCCGTACCACAGGATGTCGTTCCGTCCTCTCGCGTCGGCTATGAACGCGCATAGGCAACCCCAACCGCAAATCCAACCCACGCCCATGATGATAGCGACGCTGACAGTGACATTGTTCATGGTGCAATTCCTTTGCTGAAATGAATTCTCCGGTGAGCATACTTGCATCAACGTTGCATCATAGTCGGTATTTCTTAAAAGTACGTAACTCCGCTTCCCGAGCGGCGGAAATGATTTATCAACCTTAGGTCACAGTCATCCAAGTAAAGGCGGTGTTTACTGTATGAGCAACACCCGCCTTGCGTTCGTCGCGCTGTTGCGCCTAACGTCCGCTGCATCCAAAAAACTTGGAGAATACAAACAATAGTTATAATGGGGAGATACTATGCAGCATACAGATCTTATTCGCGCCCTTCTCCTTTCTCGTCTTTGCGATCTTGAGCTTCGGGCTGAATTTGAGGCTCCTCTTGATGGTCGAACTGAGATAGAACTCTGCGGGCTGCAAACACTTCTTTCGACGATTGCGCCAGATACTCCATTTCGGCGTCCGTGGGACGCCTTCGTTGTCTCCGCCGATACAGTTTCTCGATCGCAGCCGCAATCTCCGCTACCGCCTCCGGGGCAATCTGTTTCAGAGGTATTTCGCGGGGCGTTGGGGTGCGAACTGTGTCCGTCGAGCCATTGCGCTCTGGCGCGGGCGAAGAGAGCGGCACGGCACTGAGGGAAATCTGCGTCTTCTCTTCGAGGAGCCAAGCGGGAGTAGTCTCGAGCACTCGCGCCAAAGCGGCTATGGTTGCCGTGGACATGCCGCCTCGGGTCCCATTTTTTACAGCGCGGCGGAGATTTCGAATCGCGTCCGGAGTGTTCGCTGCTTTCGACGCCGCGTTGGCGCTCATGTTCAACGCTTCCAAGCGGGCTTCGATCCTGGAGAGCAAGCGGGTCGGGTCCATGGGCCGGTAATCTAACCGGGTTTAGGTTACCTTGCCGCCGGTATGTTTACCGTTGACAATTGTCGGTAAATCGGTATTTTTACCGACATGAGCATGATCAAATCCCTGCTTTCTGTCATCGACGCCTACGGCATGGCTGGCGGTCACCCCGACACCAAGACGAGCTGGCGCGTGTTTGGTGATTCGAAGAAGGTCGCTGCGCTTCGCTCAGGAGCCGACATACAGGTCACACGCGCCGAAGCTGCCCTACAATGGTTCGCGGACAATTGGCCTGATGGCGCCGAGTGGCCAAAAGGCGTTGACCGACCTTCACCGACATCAGGCGCAAGCGCTGAAGCGGTGGCCGCCGAATGAGTTCCGCCGGCTTTGTTTACGCGATCGAGTCCGGCGACGCCGTGGAGATCGGCTTCGCCAAAGACCCGGTGCGCCGCTCTCATAACATCGGAATCGGCTCATCCGCCCCGTATTGTCTCGTCGGGTTCGTCGCAGCAGCTCCGGAGCAAGAGAAGGAACTGCACGGCCTCTTGGCGAGATGGCGGATTCGCGGTGAATGGTTTCGCAAGGAGGGCGCAGTTCTGCATTTCATCGACATGCTTCCGAACAAGGATGTCGACCGCGATAGAGTCCAGGCGACGCCTCGCGAAGCCGTCGATAGGGCGATCAAGGGGGCCAGCTCGTCGGCGGCCCTCGCCGCCAAGCTTGGGGTTACGCGGCAGGCTCTGTCGCAATGGCGGCGTGTGCCGAGCATGCGCGCGCGAGCGGTGTCCGAGATTACCGGCGTCCCTCTTCATGAGTTGCGTCCCGACCTTTGGCCATCTCCCATGCCGTCGGACGCGGAGGCCGTACGATGACCGGCTTCCATTTTCTTCGACCCTCGTGCTGAAGCCGCGTCGGGCCTTTGCCGAGGCCCGCGCGATGGTTGTTTCGTAGCGTGTGTGTCGGGTTCCTGGGTTTCCTGTTGGTGTGCGTCCAACCGTCTGCGTTGCCATGGCCATATCAAACCATGGGAGCGTTTGCGAAATGGGCAAATCGCGTTTGCGGAGTGAGCAAATGAATTCGTCTGCCTACGTAGAGGAAGCCGGGAGGTGGGCGCGGGAATTGGTCCGCGCCGAGAGCCGATTTCCTGGAGATTATGGCCCGGCCATGCGCAGGGTCGCGAGCCGCGTCGGCGTCTCATTCAAGCTGTTGTGGAACCTGCATTATCGGCCGCCGAAGACATTGAACGTCCAACAATATTCCGCTCTCGGGGAATTTTAT